ACCGTCTGTTGCAGAGTAAAGACGTGGAGACTCTACGAAGTATGCACCTTCGTATGTTCCAATTTCTCCTGCCCAGATACGGTCTTGTGCAGAACCGTATTGGTTAGGAAGCAACCAACCTGCTGAGCCTGTTTCGGCGCGGAGGTCGTGTGAAACTTCTGGGTGGATACCAGCCCAGTAGAGTGAACCCTTGCGTGCTGTTGTCTTATTAGCACGAAGTTTTGCAACAGCCTTGCGGATGTTAGCAGATGATAGTGTAGCAGCAGCAGTAACTGTTGCTGTTGATGTTGCAGTTGAACCTGAGTAGATTACGTTTGAACCACCGCGAAGAGTTGTCATCGCGACTGAATCAATAGAATCTGCAAGGTTGAATGCAATGATGTTAGCGATTGCTGGGTCTACATCAGCGAGGCTGAAGAGTTCCAACGCACGTGTCACCAACACTGAGTTACCATACTCGTTAAGAGTAATAGTTACAGATGTTGGTGTAGACATTGCTACTGCATCTGGGTCAGTGTCTTCTGTGAGTGCAGTTGTTGCTGCTGAAAGGTCAACGTAGCGTTGTAGAACTACTGTTGAGCCAGGGATTGATTGGTTAGTTGGGCGCTTGTCTGCGACAGAACGAATAAGTGGTTCTGAACGGAGAGCAAACTCCAAAAGACGGTCATACGCCTTTTGTACTAAACCTGCTGAACCAGCGGTACCTCCGAGTGAGGAAGAACCTGTGGATACGTAGGCATTAGCCATTGCTTGTCACCTCCAAGTGACTAGGAACTATGAATGTGTTAGTTTGAGCGGAGTAGAGACAAGATTTCCTCTGCAGATTCTGCATTGGCTAATCGTTGTTCTAAGTTCTCTGCTCGGTCAGGTGTTGTTGCACCCTGCGTTACTGCATCCTGTTGGCGTAGTGCCGCTAGGTCTGTAGTATTTGCTGCGGATGCGTCCTGTGCAGGAGTTAATCCAAATAAATCTCCGTTATCATCAAGCCAGGTATTAACTGACTCTTCTGAAATATCGTCAATATCTTTTAAGATTAGTCGTACTGCTTTAGGATTTACACCCTTCTTTTCTAGGACTTCTTTGACTGTACGCTCACGTTGTGCTTTAGATAAACCATCTAATTGCTCTGTAAGTTCCTTAATACGTTTCTCGTCTGCACGTTTGGCTTTACGTAACTTTTTAAGTAAGTCAGTACCATCCATCTGTGATTCGTCTTGTGTATCTAGGTCGTCTTCGTCTTCATCCCAGTAGTTGTTGCTCATAGCAACTGTCCACCCTTCTATTCGTTTTAGTCGCAAGCCACAGGTTCCAATCGGGGAATCGGTCTGGCTCTTGCTACCAGTCTTATACGCTGGCGGGGCTGGTTGGTCCGCTCAGGATTCTATTTAGATTAAGCCAGCACCTCTGGCTTGTGAAGCAAATGATTTACTACCAGCAGTTCCGCTACTACCCTTGAATGCTGATGTTTCTAATTCTTTTAATTGCTTACGTTTTTGTGTAGCACTAGCACTTGCTTTAAAGAACTCTTCTTCACCAGTAGTTTGGTCATACTTAATACCAGATTCGCTATAAATGTTTCCAAGTTTTGTAGCAGTAGGTAGTATTTCACCAATACTTCCATAACCAGCAATTGCTTGTGTTCGGTCAATACCGTATGCCGCTAATCCTTCTGCGCGAGAAGCACCAAAATCAAGTCCTTGTGCCTTAGCAGCAGTACCAATTTCAGCAGCAGTTACTTTACGTTGTAATTCTGGTAACATTTCTCCTGGCTTTAAAACATACTTAACCATATCGGACTCTGTAATGCCATAATAATTTTGTAGTTGTTTAAAGATTTCAGGGTCTGACTTCTTAACACGTGTAACCGCTAGGTCAAGACGCTTGTTTAATTCTGTTGCTGATACATCTCCAGCAATTAATGATGCATACTGAGAACGACTTCCAAGTTCTGGAACACCCCATGATTTAAGATACTGACCATATGAATCTTCTTGCTGTAAGTATTCGCTTTCAGATAAAGCATTAAGTCCTGCTTTAACTCGTGATTCGTTACCAGCAAAGCGTGCCTTATATGCATTTAGTTGACGCATATCAAGTAGTGCTTGCTTAGGTCCAATGGCTGGATTAATTAAAACTGTATTTAAATAAGTCTGGAGTTCAGACATTTCTGCATCTGTAAAACCATAGGTTTTAAGAGTAGTTGTTATAGCAGCAAACGCATCACGGCGTTCATTATCTATTGCACCTAATCCTGTACCGCCTGAAGTTGGTTTAAAGGGAGTACCATCTGAATTAAAAAAACCACCAGTAACTGGGTTACCATTAGCATCATAACCACCAGTATTTTTTTGATTACCAATACTAGAATCAAACAAATCTCCATATTGATTCTTTAATTTATTCAAAACATCTGAAGGATTTTCACCTTTAGCAACTGCTTCATCGTATGCTTTTTTCTGAAGAATACCAGCCATTGCTTGTGTATTAACTGTTCCATTAGAAAGTGTTACAGCCTTTTGTTCTGCTGCAGTTAACTGACCAGATAGTGGCACGTCATTAAAATAACCTTGTGAGTTAATACCACCACGAGATGCAATGTATTCTGCAGAGTATCCAATTTTTGCTGCTTCAATTTCTTTAGCAACACTTCTATCGGTTCCTGTAATACCTACACCTTGCATACCTGTTGCATCTTTAGGAGTTGCCACTGGTTTGTAACCACCAGTAATTTCTTTAATCTGGTCTGCAATTGGAGAAACTTTTTTCTTAGGTGCCATTATCCTACCTTCCCCCATGATTTAAGAAGAGTGTCTAGGAAACCAGCACTTGCTTCATTTGCTTTACTTGTGTATTTCCACCCAAGTTTATCGTCTTTACGAATACCCATAATAAAATCATTTTCTGTAGGCAATGTATCTGCACGTAATGCTTTTTGAACATAGTCATCAAATATATCTACTGAACCTTTTGGTAGTTCAAGTTCGCTTTCTTTTTTGCTTTGGAAGTTAAAAGCAATATCAGATACTTTACCGCCACCATCAATATAACTACCAAGACCCTTATATAATACTTTTGCAGCCTGAGTCATAGACCTTTGTTGTTCATCTATTGAACCACCAGGAAGAAGAGTCTTTGCTGAACGCTTAACTAAATCATCTTTATTAACTGGGATACCCATATCATATGCATGATTAACTAACTTAGTATAGTTATCACCAATTAAACCGCCAGAATCTTGCAGTTGCTGTATATCAACATTCTTAATACCAAGACTTTGTTGTACTTTACCTTTTTTATTCTTAGCAGAACCACCATTTGTTATAAAATTAATACGCATTTCAAGACGGTCAACATCTGTTAACTGTGCATAACCAGTACTTGAACCAGTTGTATTACCTGTAATAGGGTCAGTAATTGTACGGCTACTACCTACACGCTTTAACTCTTCAGCATGTAATTTATTCCAATATGCTTCAGCCAATGCTGGCAAATTGTCCACAAGTGCAGGGTCACCCACATATTGTTGAACGGTACGTTTAAAATCATTGATAGCATCATCACGTAATGTCAATGAAGATTGACGAATACTAGTTGATGTTTGAGTTGCTGGTCGTTGACGTGTACTTACAAAGGTATCAAATGTAAATAGACTAGATGCTGCTGTTTTAGCAGAAGAAGGATTGTCTTTAAGCCAAGAGCCAAACTCTTGTGCCTTATAAAAATTTTCTGCACTAACAGATAATAATGATTTGCGAACTGCTGCTTCAAACCCTAAGTCACGCTCAGTAACTGGTTGTTGCATTGAGTTTTGAAATGCTTTTCCAGATGTATAATATGATTGTAGTTGTGACTTATAAAATTGTATGTTGCTTTTAGGGATTGCAGAAAGGTACTGTCTTAAAGCCTGGTCAATAGGAGTTAAAACATAAGCCTTACCATCTGGTGTAGCAGTAAGCACTACTGCAGTAGGGCGAGTATCGCCAGCAGTATCGCCATATGCTACATATGGTTCGGTTTGAACACCATTTGCTGCAGTACCCGCAGGTACATATGTAATCTTTCCATTAAGAAAAGCATCCCAATCTGTATTAATACCTGCTGGAACTTTAGATAACTTTGATTCATTTACAGTACTATTAGGACTTTTAGTTGCTTTAGGGGTTGCACTTGGTGTAGGTGTAGATGTAACTTTATTACCAGCATTAACTGCTGGACCCATATTAGCGGGAGCAGATGGTGTTGGTGTAGGACCTGTAGTCATTACTTAATCCCCTTTGTAGGTATACGATATACATCTTCAAGTAGCGGTAGGATAATGCTGCGGTATGCTTCAGATGCCGCGGGTTGACCAACTGAAAGTTTCTTCAATTCATTTATCCCATCTTCATAGACTTTATCAAGAGTTGATTGACCATTATATTGTGAACGTATATTAGTGTCTTCAAATACTTCTAACATTTTATTTACTTGCTTTGTCATAAACTGGACTAAACCACGTTGACCTTCAGGTAATCTACCTGCATCACCTTTAGGTTTATTCTTTGGGTCACTTGTACTAACAAAGTCTGGGTCATTAACTAGTTGGTCTAATGCTTTAAACCGACTTATTAAACTTTGACGTTCC